ATGCTGTACAACAACAACATCGATTGGTTTGAAACCTGGCACTCAGCTCAGCCCCTCGATCAAAGCAAATATATATCTGAACTTACCGGGCAACCAGAAACCCAAGCACCTACCGAACCACGAAAACCAGGCCGCCCTCGGGTTAGAGACATTCAGGGGGAATGATGCAAACCGACATTCAATGGCTTTTAAACCTGCTCCTTAACTACGAACTAAGCCCTGAAGTGAAAAAGCTTTGTCTTGAGCGCATTGGTGAAGTTGAAGCGAAACTCAACGCACAACCCCAACAGCAAGGAAAGGCGACTCTTGTTCATCATGTGGTCAATCCCGTGGCCCCTGTAGCGAACGCTATGGCCCCTGTAAACGCGATTCCTACCGTACATAGCGCCCTAGCCAACCTTGGCGAGATCAGCACAGGACAGAACACTAGGGGCCCTAATAAGATGCGGGGAAGACTATAATACCTGACAAAAACTATGAAAAAATATTATGTTAACTGTACCTAAGAAAAAGATGCCTCCGGGCCGCCCGAAAGGGTCTAAAAACAAGCATAACAAGAATGTGGACGAGATAGCCGCCCGTTATAACCTACAGCCTTTTGAAGTCCTCATGATGGTGGCTGCTGGGGATTGGAAAGGGTTAGGCTATGACGCCCCTACTCGAACAAGCTTTGCAGCTTCTGGGATCGAGTTTGAAGAGCCGGTTATCAAGATCAGCGACCGTATCCACGCAGCTAAGGAAGCCTCAAAATACCTCTACTCCGCAAAACAAGCGATCAGCATTGATGTGAACCAAATCCATAAGATGTCTGACCAAGAGTTTGAGGAGTTTAAGAAACAAACGATTGAGGCTCATTACGCTAAACTTGAGGACAAATCTCAAAGCGATGAATAGCGAACAGCTACTAGAAATCGTTTTAGCCGAGGCTGCAAGGCGCGAAAGTTTAAAACGCAGCTTTGACCCGAAAAGCCTCCTTGACCCTAACTTTAAACATCAAAACGATTTTATTAACGACCCGGCTAAGCTTAAAGCCCTATTCTGCACCCGCCGGGCTGCTAAGTCCTACACTGCTGGGCTTTACATGATTAAAGAGGCGCTTGAGAACCCAGGCGTAAATTGTCTATTTATCGGGCTTACCAGGCTAAGCGCTGAGGGTATTGTCTGGAAGGACATCCTAAAGGTAATCAATGCAAAGCATAATCTCGGAATGCAGTTCAATAACTCTAAGCTTACCGCTACATTTCCTAATGGTTCAGTCATCTGGCTTGCAGGTGTCGATACCCATGAAGATGAAATGCGGAAGCTCTTAGGTAAGAAATATAAGCTGGTCTGCCTCGATGAGGCGTCCTTATATACAATTAACCTGCATTTATTGATTTACGGTATTCTGAAACCTGCAGTTGCCGATAACCGGGGAACCATTTGCATGATGGGTACCTCATCTAACATCACGAGAGGGCTATTCTATGACATTACAACGGGCGTTGAGCAGGGCTGGAACCTACATACTTGGAGCGCTTTTGATAACCCTCATATGGCTAAGCAGTGGGGTGAGGAAATTCAGGAGATTAAAGAGAAACGCCCTCTCTTCCAGAATACTACCCTTTATAAACAGTGGTACCTAAACGAGTGGGTAGTTGACCAAAACGCGCTAGTCTATAAGTTCGAGTTAGCCCGTAACCTATACACCAAGCGCCCTCAAGCCCTGCACCCGGAAGGCTGGACCTTTATTTTGGGGGTTGACCTTGGCTATGAGGATGATTCGGCCTTTGTGGTAGCTACCTGGCACGAGAACGAGCGAACCCTATACATTGTAGCCACCCACAATCAAAAGCACATGGACATCACCGATGTTGCTAACAAAATCAAAGAGCTTCAAAAGACCTACGGGGTTGCTAAAATCATCATAGACGGGGCAAACAAACAAGCCGTTGAGGAAATCCAGCATAGGCACCAAATCCCGCTTGAGCCCGCGGACAAGACCGGGAAGGCCGATTTCATCGAAATCCTAAACGCCGAACTCATCCAAGGCCGCGTTAAAATCCATGAGGGATGCAAAAACCTAATAGACGAACTGCAAACCCTTATCTGGGAGACGGATGGGGAAAAGATTAAGCTTCCTAAGCGTGAACATCCAGCGCTTCCCAATCACCTTTGTGACGCTTTCCTTTATGCCTGGCGCTTTAGTTATCAATACTTGAGCGAACCTGCTGACAAAAAGGTTGTGGTGGGGTCTAAGGCTTGGCATGACCAAATAAATGAAAACCTGTTTGAGAAGGCTTTGGAGCATTTTGAGAACGAAAAATCAAAAGATTGGGGTCAATTTTGATTAAAATGAAACATTTTCGACCATTTTGGAGAATCTAACTATGGCACTGCCTTACATTTCAAATAAAGAGGGGTCTGTTTCCGTGGCCCCAGAAACTAAAACCCGCAAGTCCGACAAAGTCCGTCTCGATCCGGTTGAACTTGCTTGTGAAGAATTAATGCAAGCGATTGAAAAGAAGAACACTAAACTCATGGCAGCTTGCTTAAAATCCATTTTTGCAATCTGCGACTATAAACCCCATGTAGAGGGGCCACACATTAAGAAGGGGAAATAAGCAATGCCACTAGAAAAAGGAAAGTCTAAAGCCGCATTTGAGCATAATGTTAAGGCCGAAATGCACTCAGGAAAGCCTATGAAACAATCTTTGGCGATTGCCTATGCAATGAAGCGCAAGAAAGCCAAGGGCGGAATGATTGAGCATGAAGAAAAGGCTTCCGGATATGAAAAGATGCCTATGGCCCAGAAGTACGCTAAAGGCGGCATGATCCATGATGACGAACTGTCCTCAGGTTATCTCGCTATGCCTAAAGAGCATGAAAAACATAACGCTCCAGCCGAACATGAGGATGAAAAGGACATCAATGAACACCTTGGACACTCAAAGGATGATCCTGAGTCCTCTCCTCATATGGCTCATGGTGGGGATATTGTTTCCCGTATTATGGAAGCGCGTCATCCCAAGCCTAAAAAGATGGCTGAGGGTGGTTTGGCTGCGGATGAGGGCGAGGCCGATTATCACGAGCTTGCAGACCATGATCCTAATGATTTCGATTATCTTAGCGTTAGCGACCGGGATGATCATACTGAAAATAGCGGTGCTTCTGATGGTGATGAGCTAGGCGACGCACAGGAAGACCACGATCGCGAAGATATTATCAAGCGCATTATGAAACAGCGCTCAATGAAACAACACAACCCAAAACCCGCATGATTGAGAACTTAAAGGATTTACAGGCGCTCCTGAAGCTTCTTCGAAAGCAGGGAGTTACTGAAATGCAGTTTGGCAATTTGAGCTTGAAGCTAGGGGATTTGCCCAAGGATGACTATAGAACTGAGTCTAGCGATAGCGCTATTCCTGATCCTCTTCTTGGATTCCAACAAGGAGAGTTAACAGACGAGCAACTTATGTTCTATTCGGCTAACCCTGAAGGAAACTAAATGAAGATCAAAAAGGGTAAGGCAGTCGATAAAATCACCATGAAAACCAAGGACGCGGTAAAATCCTATGGTCAGCTTGCCGAATGGTGGAAGGCTAAGGATGAGGAAAAGCTATCTCTAGAGCTTTGCAGCACTGCCGCCTATCTGAAAAAAGAACAAACCTACATAATGCGGCAGCTAGCCGTAGATGTTCGTTTGTATTCTGGTCTAGCGGTTTATAGCTATGCGGGGGCCAATGTCTCCAAAATGGATCAGACAAAGACGCTGCCCGATGATCGTCCTACCTTCAACCTCATCCAATCCTGTACCGATACGCTGGTGTCTAGGCTCTCTCAAAGTAGGCCAAGCCCGGTGTTTCTGACCGATAACGCGGATTATCGTACCAGGCACCTAGCTCAGCAAATGAACCAATTTATTTTGGGTGAGTTTTATCAGGTTAAAGCTTATGAGAAGGCTACCAAGATGCTGCGGGACTGCATTGTGATGGGTACCGGGGCGCTCAAGGTGTATGAAGGCGACAATAACAAAGTAGAGATTGATCGGGTAATGGTCACGGACCTTTTCGTTGATCATAACGACGCAATCAATGGTCAGCCTCAACAGCTTTATCAATTAAAGCTCATGGATCGGGATAAGCTTCTAGCCCGGAACCCTAAAGAAGAAGAAATCATCAAAAACACCCCGAACTCTGTCCCTGATAACGCCCCAGATTCGAGCCGGACGGTAGCGGATCAGGTTATGGTTGTTGAGGGCTGGAAACTGCCTTCTGCTCCTGGTGCTAAGGATGGGCGGCACACCATCGCAACCATTAACGGCGTAATATTTGATGAACCATGGGAAAAAGAAAAGTTCCCGTTCGTGTTCATGAACTATTCTGATCCGTTCTTAGGGTTTTTCGGTCAGGGATTGGCTACTCAGCTATTTGGTACTCAATTAACCCTTAACCGCATCCTCTACACGATTGCTAGAGCTATTACCCTGGTCGGAGTGCCTCGAATCTTTCAAGAACAGTCCTCAAAGGTCATGAAGGCGGCCCACAATAACGAGATCGGGGTCATTATTACCTATTCAGGCACCAAGCCTTCCTATGAAGTCGCCCCATGTAACGCTCCCGAGCTCTACGCTGAACGCGATAAGCTTATCAGCTACGGCTATCAACAGTGTGGTGTTAGCTCAATGGTGGCGGCCTCCCAGAAGCCTCAGGGGCTTAACTCCGGGGAAGCAATTAGGAGATTCGATGACCTATCAACTGACCGATTTGCTGAACTGTCTCGGAAGTATGATAACGCTTTTATTGATCTGGCTTATCTCATTACTGATAAGGCGATTGATATAGCGAAACGGGAAGGTAAGTATCAGACCGTCTATCCTAATAAGGATGGCACCAAAGAAATCAATCTTCCTAAAATGTCCTTCCTTCAGGACCCGTTTGTTATTCAGTGTTTCAATCAATCGAGCCTTCCCCGCGACCCAGCGGGTCGGGTTGCCAAGGTCACCGAAATGGTTCAAGCCGGCATGATTAGCCTTAAAGAAGGCCGTAGGCTCATGAACTATCCAGACCTCGAACAAAACGAGAAGCTTTCTAATGCTTCAGAGGAGCGAATCTTTAAAATCCTTGATGAGATTGTCGAGGAAGGCAAATGGACGCCGCCTGATGTTTTCATGGATTTGACCCTCGCCACAGAATTGACGGTCCAATACTACAATCTGTATGTAGCGGCTAATCTTGAAGAACATAAAGCGCAGTTGCTTAGGAACTTTTTTAGTCAAATCCAAGCTTTGCAACAGGCCGCCATGCCGCCACAACCGGCACCGGGTCCAGTCCCTCAAGCCAATGCAGCGCCTCTGCCAACTTCTCCGCTGGTGCCTAACGCGGTAGGGGTACCTCAATCCGCATGATTAAAGACTTCGACTATTGGAAGGCTTCAGAAGAAGTTTACAAAAAGCCTGACTATTCTGAGTTTAAAGTAACTCCTGTTTTCAATATCGAGCTTGAGCGCTCAAAGCTTAGAATGATTGATGAGCTACGAGACAAACGCGAAACCGAACGCCTGGCACGGATTAAAGCCTTTGAGGAAGAACAACGAATTGAGCTAGATCAAGGGAAGATTAGGGGCGTTAATAAGCTTGATCCTATTTTGGCTAAGGCTAGACGGTTAGAGTTTTTTAAATCACTCGGAGGGACAGAAAGACCCATTGAGAGTTATTATAAAGAAGAGACAAAACAAACGCTTTTGCAGAAAATTAAACAATTCCTAAAGAAATCATGGGAATCAGCTAACTTTTAAGGAGATACAATGAAAATTACACCTATTGCCACATCTACAGGCGCCCCCG